CACGCCATATTTGATCCAATCTTCTTTAAAAACATCACTACCTGCGTTGTCAAAGGATGCTAGGAACTCCTGCTTGAAAGCAAAGGAACTCAGCGTCTTCTTGGCAGACTCAATCTCAGTTGAGTCTATCAATGGGTTATCTTGGGTTGTGAAGTGCCAAGACTTCCAATCAGGATCATCTCCAGATTGCCCCAGCTTGAACAGATCATAGAACCAGTTACGGCCCTTGGGCGTACCAATGAATATGGCTCTGCCTTTTTTGTCTGCCAAAGAAGCCCTGATAACTTGCTCCCAGGCTTCAGGCTTAATGTCCGCAACCTCGTCTAGCACCGCATAGGTAAGGGATACACCCCGCAGGGTATCTGGGCTATCAGCACCACGAACATAAATCTTTGCACCATTTATCATGGTGATGTCCATATTGTTGATGTGACTGTTTTGGATAACATCCCGTCCAATCTCTAACAGCACATCCCAAATGATCTGCCTTGCCTGTCCATTGGTGGGAGCCACATAGAGAACAGCACTTCCTGCTGGACAACGCAATGCCTCAATAATTAGCGTAGTAGCCGCTAACCTAGACTTGCCACAACGCCGACCAGCCGCCACAACCTTAAACCTTGTTTTGTCAGCAAAGACTGTTTGTTGCCAAGGAAGGAGTGAGAAGTTGAGGTCAGACATTTATTGTTTTGGGTAATTTAATTTTGCGCCAAATAAGTTCAAATGTTTTTGGACAAGTAAAGATTTCATATCCTTTGGGTATTTTTTCTGGACGCAAACTTTTTTTGCCATTTTCATGTGTATATAACTTCATTTTTTTACCTCTATATCTTCAGCTTCTACATCAGTCACATCTTGCAAGGGTTCTATCTCTACGCCACCAATGCCTGTGATGTTGATGGTAACGGCATTTCTTTGCTTGCCTTCTTTCTCAAACAGACTGACGGGAAGCATCCTATCCATACAGAGTTTGAGCATAGCCGCCTGTGCTGGGTGTTCATCATTCATGGCAATCTCAATTGCTTTGTGAACGACATTGGAACCTGCACTGTTTATCAGGAGGTCTTTGAGTTCTTTGATGCGCTGAACTTCAGTCTTTGGCAGGAGAGCCGCAGGTCTTTCAGCATAGGTAGCCATAGTGAACTTCTTGTTCACAGCCCCTTTCGGGCGACCTTTTTTCTTTAGGTTGTTTGGCAGTGCATCAATCACATTCATACTTTACCCAGTTATGGAAGTAGTATAGGTTGTTGGTGGCTGGTACTGATCTCCAGCTTGTTGATCGGTGCATCCTTTCGGAGGAGAGCCATAAGGCTGTTCTGTCGAACCTTCCACAACATCTATGACATATTATCCACATCAGTTTGCGGTATCACCAACACGGCTGGAGACTGTTTGTGGAACTACCACCATGGCAGTAGCCAATCTCCATGCGTCTTGGCAACAACAATGTAACTCACTTTCTTTTGTTTGACAAGTGGGGTAAACCCTGATATAGTTCAATCACTCCACGGGGATCAGAACCCATCCCTCTATGCGGTTGAGCCGACCAAGTAGGATAAACAGGCGAATCATGTGGTCATCAAGTAGTCTCCTCTACCTCGGGATGAGCTAGAGCCTAGATGAACGGGGCATGTAGCGTGAACGGATTTGTGATGACAAGCAAATATACCCGTAGCCAAGATAAACGAGAGGCTCCCTTCCAAGGAAGGATTCCCGAAAAAACACGGGTTCAATAACTATTGTCTGTTACTTTCTACTACCTGTCTGTAGAACTTAATCCCTTCCTTTCCAAAGCCAGTTTTTGCTTGCTGGCGAAAGTCTAAATTGGCTTTTCTTGTGGATAGGGGGGTCCACAAAATCTCTCACACCACGACCACCCCATCCCCCCCCTACATTGTTGCGCCACTACAACACAGGGTAAACCCTTAAGGGTAAACGAGTAAGGGTAAACCATGATAGGGTAACTACTAATAGGGCAAACCCTAAGATCTGGCTGGCCGTAATGAGAATCATTCTCAACAAGGTTATGCGTAAATTGCATAAGCACCTTTATCAGGTAACCTGACTAATCCATTTCAACCATACCATCAGGGTAAACCCCAAACGAATCCATTCCATAATGTGGAATATTTTATGGTTACATTTCAGATTGTGGGATATTGTATTAGGTAAAACCCTTGTAAGGGTTATTCCTATGCTTTATAAATCAATGACTTACAAACTCTGGCACGATTCTTTTATGCTATATATATGAGAGCCTAGAAAAACTCTCAATCATTAACTTCTGAAAGGTGTCAAAAATGACTAAGCAAGACCTGATAAACCAAGCAACAGACAATGCCCATGCAATGTGGGTCAATGACCCATCAATCCAAGAAGACTATGCGACAGAAGAGGAATTCATTGAGTGCATGGTACAAAATGCCTTTGATGACTTTGTGGGTCATCTGGGTTAAATTCTCTTTCAATCTTCAATCAATTTAATAGGTGTCAATCATGGGATATTTTTCTAAAACCTGCGCTAAAACTCATTTGCCAATTGTTCACGATTCAAGGGGTTATGCTGCGCTTAATCGTGTTGTTGCTCTCTTACCTAATGGTGCAAAGATTAGGGGTTCATATGATGGTTATGGGCGGGTTGATGGGCAAGAATTGCATGAAGAATGGGATGATGTCAAATTTGTCCTAGAGCAACACTATGACAATGAATCCTACAATGACCTGGGAAAATCAGGAAATGAGCTAGGGCAAGGTCATTTCATGGACAACAAATTCTTGATTTATTGCACCATTGTCAACCCTGATGGGTTTGCAAGTTATGCCAAATACAAACAAGTATTCAAGAAAATGTCTAATTGGTGATTGACTTATGGGGTAAGCAATTACCCTGTAATCAATTTTTATCTGATCGGAAATTTTTTAATCATTCTGAAAGGCTTTACATCATGCATCAATCTGACAAAATTGTAGTTATCGGTTCGGCCTTGGCTTTCATGGCCTTGGCTTTCATTCTTCACACATTCTAAGAGGATTATTATTATGAATTTGATTTATCACAATAAAAAAACTACGGCTTACTTAAAGCTGATTGAAGGCCAGCGCCCCGACGGAGCGACAGTCCAGCGGCGGGCACGTGGGTACAGTGATTTTGATGTGATTGAAAATTTAATCCGCGTTGGCTGGCTTGAAAAGAAGTCCGCTGGCCCACGCGGAGGCGCACGTTATTTTACGACAACCGAAGGCCTTGAGGCCCTGAAAAGGGTAACCGCATAAAACCAAGGCTCAAGGGCATTCTGTGCCCTTGGGCCTGGGCTTTGGCTTAGGGATTCATTAACTTTTTTGATAGGTGTCACTATGCAACAAACTATGCTTTTCGCTATCCCAAAATCTAGGTTAACCAAAAAACTAGCCCTTTCAGTGGCTGGGAGCCTTGGTAAGCCTAGCAAAATGCCTGGGTTTACTTATGGCATCAGTGCAAAATTGTGCAATGTAGGTGCAAAACTAGCAAAGATAAAAGGCTCAGTTTGCCACGATTGCTATGCACTCAAATCCAATTATCAATATCCCAGCGTACAAATTTCACATCAAAAGAGACAAGAGGGTCTAGCATCAATTTCATGGGTTGATTCAATGACCAAACTCATTGGAGACTCAAAGACCGATTATTTTAGATGGCATGACTCAGGTGATTTGCAATCATTTGGACATCTTTTGGACATTGTAAAAATTGCCGATCGTTTAAAAAATGTAAAGTTTTGGATTCCCACAAGAGAGAAGAAAATAATCAACCAATACTTAGAGACTTTTGGCAAGTTTCCCGATAACCTATGCGTCAGGGTTTCCGCAGCCATGATTGATGGCAAAGAACCAGAAAACTTTGAGAATACTTCAACAGTTTCAAGCACAGATGGTTCATGCCCAGCCCCTAAACAAGGGAATAAATGCGCCGATTGTCGCAATTGCTGGGATAAGTCAATCAAAAATGTTTCCTACACATTGCACTAAAACCATGATTTACGCCACCCTTACACTCATTCTCAGAATATTAACCCGTAAAAAATGAAAGGCTTTATATGTTGACAGACATCAAAATTGAATTCTTTGAAGACATTAAATATGAGAGCAAAGTAGGCTCCATAAATTTGGCTTTGGCCGATTTCTCTCAATTAGAAACAATAATTGAAGCAATCAGAAAATCACAAAATGACTTGGGAAACTCTTGTCACTTCAAAATTAACGCACACTCTTTTGACCTTTGAAAGGCTTAAAATGAAATTCAGATACGAAAAAACCGATTATGGATGGAAAGCCTATTTCCTGAAAAACAATGCTTACATTTATTTTGGACACTATCAAACAATACGAATGGCAAAAGAAGCATTCGATTATTTGGCTCAAAATGGTTACCCAGACGAAAGTAGCCCATTGAGACAAAAATATATGAATGATTACCCTTATATTCAATTCTGAAAGGCCCACAATGACAAGAGAATCATTATTGGAAATGTATTTTGATTATGTCAATAATTATTTGACTATCGAAAAATTCGCAGAACACAGGGGCTTATATGTTGATGAAGCATTGATTTTGATTGACCTTGCAAAACGATGCCTAGAAAAAAATCACCCCGAATCATAAGTTAACACACACTAACTAAGACCCGCCAAGTGCGGGTTTTTTCTTGCCTGTTTTAAGCCCTTGCAAGCCCTACCATGTAGGATGCATTAGGTTAACCAAGAAAACCCCTTTAAAAGCCCTTTTAAGCCTTGCCAGAGTCATTCATCATCATTGTCTGGCAATGTAGTAACAAGACCCACAAAGCGCAAATCCATTTCTGGCTCTAACCCGCAATTGTAGAAATGACCCGCTTGGTCAACTGCTACTTTAATTCCCTGGGTCATGTTTCCCCTGCCCAAAGTTTCAATAATTGCCCTTTGCTCTGCGCTTAACCATATTTTAAAATCTGTAGGCTTATTCTTTTTTTCCATGAATTTGCTCACGCCAATAAAGTGCAATCAATAATGCTTCTGCTCTGTTACCATCTTTTTTTCTTATGAGTTTTGCTTCAGGCCAAAAACTACGGGCTAGGTCTAGGCTTTCGTTTTTATCTGCTGTTAAATGAAAGTACTTTTTCCAACGCTGGGGGGTCACAAGTGAGAATGGATAATTTGTTAATTCAGCAACAGCAGATATAACCCCGACAGCCCTGCCAAACTGAAAACTGCTTGCAACCCCTTGCCCTGGCATTGAATGCACTGATTCCATACAAATCTCTGCCCCTTCCCTTGGGTCAATGCACCGCAGAATCATGTTTTTGAATACGAGGGGCAATATATTCTTGTCTCTATGCTCAATCATAAATGAGTCCAAATAATCGCCGTTCTGATCAAGTGCGCCAACTGCGCCACTTATGCTGCCAGGGTCTAGCCCTATCCAAATAGTCATTTAATCTCCACAGAAACAAGCAATGTCTTCACCTATTGGAAACATATCTTTTTGACTCTTAGAAAAACTCAAATATTCTTTATAACTTGGTCTATCTTTTCTAAACTTGTCTCCATCTCCATGCGGATTACCATTTGTTTCAACCCAGGCTTCTTGTCCAGCCCACCAAATTGCTCTCTCTGGCTTTTCGTTGACAAGTGACAAAATCTTTGAATGGTGCTTTAAAAAACACAAATCACAGTTTCCATGCATTGTTACGCCATTGTTGTTTGGTAATTCCAGGTCAAATGAACTATTACGCCAAAACTCGCCAACAATTTCTTTTGTGACTCCAGCAGCAACCAAAGGGGTTCTGTGTTTTTCAATCTTTGATGACCTTCTTTGCTCATCTGCCCTAATCCCAACCCAATCACACCTTTCGCTATGGTCACTCCAACCAAGGGATTTCAAGTATTTATGAATCACCCTTATCTTCATCTCAATTGAGCAATATCTTGACATCGGGTTTGGCAAGTACCCTTTTTTGTGGATTAGGCTCTCAAATGGTTCTCCATTTCTGCTTGCAGTTTCAAAATTTACCCGCTTAAAAGATGGTTCTGCGTTTTGATACTCTAACCAATGAATTTCCACGCCCCAATTGTCTTCAATCGCTTTTACAAATCTGATCGTTTCTTCTGCCTCTTTGCCTGTGTTGGCAAAACAGACAATGGCCTCCTCTGGCAAGCTCATCTGGTGAGCCTCCAAAACCTTCCAAAGCATATAAGCCGATGTTCGCCCACCTGAAAAACTGATGCAAGTTGGCTCATTTATCAGAAATGGATTCATTGTGTTCTTTCATTTTGTTGACTAAATCCATTTTTAGCCCATTCCACAGACCCGTAGGGCACGACTCCAGTTCCTTGGCCCTGTACCATGCCTGTGCTTTCCACCCTGGCTGCTTGGCAAGGTGAACAAGCCATGCTAATGTCTCCTGATACAAGTAAGGCTCTGTTGACAAGGTAGAGTGGAACGGCAAAACCTTGTTTTCGTTGTTCAAGTATTTCATGGGCTTGTACTTTGTTCATTTTGTCATCTTTTCTTTAAAACCTTGATAAAAATCACCACTGTCCTTCAATTTTAAAAGACCAAAACCTTGTTCAAAATCAACTGTATATCGTTCGCAAATGTAATCAGAGTATTCAATTTCAAGTTGATGTGTTCTCATTGCTGACTCAAATTGTGCCTCTGTCATGGGAACCCTTGCAATTTCAGCGGCTGCACGAGTGATTGCTAGGCGAGTGGCTTCAGCAGTGTTAATGCCCGTTCTCACGAAAACCAAAGGTGCATCTTCTTTGAAACGCACCTGAACATTCCCTTGACTAATGTTGATTTTCATCTCCAATTTCGCCGCTAGACGCAGTGCATCGCCATCATCTTCAATGGGGTTCCAAGGCTTTGCATCAAAGATGTTGAATCCTGGCGGCAAGCGAGTGCAGTCACGCCAAACGCCATTGGGGTCTTTTATCGCGTTGATTCTCGCCCCTTTTGCAGCAAGTTCTATTAGTTCACTATCAGTCATGTCACCATCGAATCTTTGAAGTCTTCATAAAAATCGCCACTTTCCATCAGTCTTATCAAAACATGATTATTGCCAACAGGGTGGTGAGCCTCAATGAACTCTGCATATCGGTCTTCCAACTCATATGTGTTCATTGCGTCTTCAAATTGTTCTTCAGTCATGTTACTTTTCCTTTTAAAGCATTTCTGATTTGTGCCATGATTTCTGGCGGTGGTGGGCCTGTGTGCTTTCTGTCTTCATCCAGCTTAAGTAAAGCAGGATCACGGCCTTGAACGGGTGCAACAGATACCCTTGCCATGTCGCTAAAGGTGGGCTTTGGTAAAACCCACTCAGCTTTGAAACCTTGCCAATTTCTTACAACTACTTCCTTCAAGGCATCTTCAAGGCTAAACCCAGCCTTGTCAGCTTCCTTTTGGATTCCATCAATCACCAACTGAGTCACCTGGGCTTTCTTTGACTTTCGATGATTTACGAATTCCTGCCAAACAGATTGTGAAACGCCGTCAGGCGTTGCAACGATAGTTGCTCTCTGTCTCTTCTCTGTCTCTTTCTCTCTCTCTGTCTCTAACTCTGGGATAGCAACTTGCTTGCATTCTGCTAGCACTCCGCTAGCAATAATAAAGAATCCCTTATCAATCAATGGCTTAACACCATCTTGATAGTCTTTTGGGGTAATGTGGAGTCTGAACACAAGCTCATCTAGTGAGCCATCAAAAGTGCCGTCTTTGGACTCTGATGCTAGCAACCACATCAAAGGTGCTAGCGCCTTGCTAGCAAGTGGCAAGCTACTGTAGTTCCTGTCATTCAGTATCGAACGATGAAACTTGATCCAGGGTGGAGAGCGATGCTTATAGTGCTGGAAAGAAACCCAATTTTTGGGGATGAGATTCATAAATAACCTTACATCATTGGTCGTCATCACAGAGGAAACATGGCAGGACGGTGATGAATCGTCTTTTCCCCCGCTAAAGGTAGCCCGTTTCCAAACATCATATCAGACTTTATAAACCTGATTGTCGCCAAAGCGACTTGGATATTTCAAGAAGTCATAGCAACCACGGCGTTGAACATTCCTACGCAGTTCCTTGCCATCATAGATTTCTTTGACAGACCCATTCTCAATTCTCATGGCTGCACCACTGATGGCCCTGTTCATCTCCATACGCCCGTACTCAGTCAGATGCCACTTCTCTTGAAAGTTGATGACATATCCAAATTGCTCCAAATCTGGCAGGTACTTGGCATAGTGGTATGACACGGCATTGTTGTCTGTTGCACTGTGAGTCATGTCAAGCATTGACCTGGGGCCACTAGACAGCCGCTTCAAGATGATTCTGTGTGTTTGGTTTAAACGCATTTGCAGTCCTTAAAAAACGCCAGTATGATGGGTTTTATAGTTTTGTGTACTAGGGAAAACACCTATTCCCTGCATCTTTTTTCTGTGCGACAGTCCTATCACTGCGTCTTGCAGTGGTCAACAGGAGTTACAAATGCCAACCGATGAAGAAAGATTCAAATACGAATGCTGGACAGTAGTCCAAGAATTAGACCCCGATGACATCGCTGATGCCATTCGAGATAGCGTTGCTCTTGTGGAAGCCATCAAAGCAAATCATGCTGAAGATGTTGCAAACATCGTGATGAAGCGTGTAGAACTCAAGGTTCGCCGCAGGGCTGAACTGAGAGTGTTTGATGTTGTCAAGACCCCTTGGGTGGATGATATTGAAGAACTCCAGGCTTACAGGAATCTACGCATTGAGCGAGTGCAAAAGGCACTTGAAGAACGCAAGATTCTGGAAGCTAAAATGGACGGCCCTTTCAAAGAAATGTTTGACGAGTGAGGACAACATGAAAATGAAATCACGCTTACAAGAAATCATTGGAGACAATTCGTATGAAACTTTTGACGATTGCGATCAAACGAGTACTATCCTATTTCGAGATTGTGATCTCGCAACCCAGCTTGCCTATCTTGCTGAGAGACAAAACACCATCAAGGATGACTCTCCCAACCCTGGCAATAACAGACCCTAAGTTTGTCTACCAGAATGCTTCTTGCACAGACATAACTCAAACATTTCAAAAGGCTAAAGATGAGCGACTTCAACGACTACAGCACAATGTTGATGGCAATAGAAAACAAGACCAGGGCACTATCACACAAGTGCCTAAACAAAAACTACGCAGGGTTCACGGGTGACATCACTTCAATCCAGCATGAACTCACTATGCTGACAATGTGGATAACACAAGCACAAGGAGAGCAAATTAGGGAAAACACCTATAGAATTCTCAACAAAGTCTGACACAATTAAATCTCACTTAAC